CCAGTTCATGCAGCGTAGAATCACGCTAATTGGTTCCAGAAAAGCCTTGTCGAATTGTACATCATAGTCGATATAGTTGTCAAGCTCAAACTCTTTTGGTATTCTTGATGGAAAAGAAATCACATCATTCTTGAAATGATTTGGCATTTTCAGATAGGTAAATTTGAGTTTTTCACCTTCTTGAATCAGTGGGTATTTCTTAGTCAAATCTTTTTGTTTTAGGTAATGATTGTACACAATCGCACCACGAACATGGATTGGTGTGCCTTTTTTGAACAACATTACTGGATCGGAATAAGTATTTAGCCCATTCAATCCTCTAGGGAAAGATATTTCTTCCGCAGGCAATGTTTTAAACTCCTGCCTGAACTTGGCAATAAAGTCTTGCACCTCTTGTTCTGTACCAGTCATCATCAACTTAATAGACAATTTCATCTTCTCACGAATGGCAGATGGTGTGGATGATTTAATCATTTCCAAACCCATCACCTTCATGTGTGGTTCAGCATACTGCACACCTTCATTGTTATACACATTTAGAATATAACGCTTCTTGGCAGTCCACACACCTTTATCAGAAAGACCTTCACGTTTCATCTGCATTTTTTGTGCAAATGCATGAACATAATCTGCCAACTCTTGGTATGATTTATCAATGTGTGGTTGTAATCTATCTTCACAAACTTTGTCCATGAATTCAATAACTTTTTGTGCCGGCATTTTAACAACACCATCAACACCATAGACCTTGTTAACCAAATCACCAAGGCGTAGGTAAATAGAATCGGTGTCTGATGCAATCACATAGTCCACATTGTCTGTGGACAAAAGCTTATTCATGTACTGGTTGATTTTTGCTTCAATCCATTTGATTGATAGTTGGCCTGCTGTTGTAACTCCCAGAGCCATGCGTAGGTCATAAAACCTAAAATACTGGCTTCCCAAAGCGCCGTAGGCAGAGTTGAGGGATACTTTCTTTGCGAGTTGTAGGTTATTAAATCTAGCCACACGTTTGTCAATTTCGTATTTTTTGGATTCGTCTTTTTCATTTTCATACTCCTGTTGAGCAGTCAGCATCATCTTCTTAAACTTTTTACGGTCTTGATACATCTCTTCCATCATTGCAGGTAAGAAACCAATCTTATCTGTGCGAAAGAATTGTCCGTTTGGTGTAATCGTTGCATCTTTCAAACTTGAAATGTCAATTTGTCTTTTCAAGAGTTTATCAACAGATACACCTTGCGAAAGTATCTCACGCATTTCTGGTGTATATCTTTCCGGTTCAATCAGTGTTTCTGGTGAAATATTGTACTGCATCATCAAATGTGGATACAAACTGTTCAAGTCAAACGATGCAACCCAATTGTGCATACCAACTTGTGGGTCTTTTACATACGCACCCTCAAAGGCCGCATCTTTATCTTGTACTTCACGGGGTGGTACAATGATACCACGATTCAACAGATACGAATATGTTAGTGCATCCCACATACGTGTTTGTGCAAATACATCTTCATAGTTACACTTGGTGTCATATGCAAGTGTCAAGGCCAATTCCAAAAGCTTAAGTTTGTCTTCCAATTTTATAATCAACTTAACGTCTTTGATGTTGTATTCAATAAACTTTTGGAAGTTGAGGCGATACAATGCATGAAGGTTATCGAACTCATCATATGAGATTTTACCTTCACCAAGTTCTACTTGTGCAATGTTATCCAACCGATACGATTCTTGTGACTTGCCGCCAGGTGCATACCATTTATACAATTCAATGTAATCAAGTGATTCAACACCAACAAGACTGTATGCAATCAATTGTCGGCCATTGATATTGGTTTTTCGTTCTGTGATAAAGTTCCACGGAGATAATTTTCTAGCTTCATCTTCACCAAGAATCTTACGAAAACGATTTACAAGATATGGAATATCAAAGAACTTGGTGTTCCAACCAGTGATAACATCTGGTGTATTGTGTGACCACAATTCCAAGAATCTTTTGCAAAGAGACCATTCATCTCTGCATTTTACGTATGTTACATTATCGTCATAATTATTGTAATCACCGCAGGCAAAAACATGGGTCATGCCATTTAGATAGGTTATGGCAATTGCGGTGATTGGTTCGTTGGCCAGATATGGGTCTGGAAAACCATTCTCTGAACCAACCTCAATATCAATTACACCAACAGAAACTTTATCAGCATCCCAATCAACCATTTCGGTATGTTGTTCTGCGATAAATGCATATTCAAATCTGGTGTTACCATAGATTTTTGTACCACCAGCAACATCTTCGAATTGTTTTACATAGTCTCTTGCTTCACGGATGCCATCGAATCGTTTTGGTACAAGGTCTATACCATCAAGGGATTTGTGTGTACCATTACCACGGCGAGCAGGAAGATACAATTGTGGTTCATAATCAATCTTTAGTTTGATTCGTTTACCGTCTTTGATACCACGATAAAGAATTTTACCACCAATAGATTGAACGTTTGTATAGAAATTAGCCATTAACCTTTGAGTATTTGTTTGTTTGGAAGAATGATACCTGAACCAAAAATTTGATTGTAGTTATCAATAAAATCTTCAGCAGGAACATAGTAGTATACTACATTCTTCTTGTCAATGTCAATAGTTGAATTTTTAATTTGTGGAGCGTGCATAGGAAAAGGTGCAAAACCGACATTAGGTTGACCGTCCTGGCCACGCACCACAGCGATTCCTACTGGATTACATATGGTATATGTTGTTGGTGTTTCGGATTTAATTTCTCCTAGGATTTCTTCGTGGGTGATTAATTTAAGTACAATTATAGTCATAATAAAAACCTTTATGAGTTATGGGATAGACAGAAGAATACCACATAAATAAGTATATAGTGTGTTTTGAGATCGTAGTATATCATTGTTTTGTCATAAAGTCAATACAAAAATGGTATAAAAGATGGATCCGTTAACCCTCCTGGCCCTTGCAAATGGGGCTGTGGCAGCCATAAAGAAAGGTTGCCAACTCTACAAAGATATCAAAAGCGCAGCCGGTGATGTGAAGGGTGTGCTTGACGATTTGGATAAGCAATTCAATAAGCAACATGAGGGCAAGCCTGCCACCAAAGAACAACGTCAACAGTTTGAGCAAAAGAAAAAAGAAACAAGAGCAAATATTGAGAAGGATCCTAATGATGTTATCTCTATCATTGGAGACCAACTTGGTACATTCTTTGATGCAATGGACAAGATTGAGGAATTGTTCTATGAGGAAGAAAAGAAATCTAAAGAAGTTTACACCGGTGATGTATCACTAAGCCGTAGAGCATTGCAACGTGTATTGATTCGTTCCAGACTTGAACAGATGGAAGTTGAATTGCGTGAACAAATGATTTACAACGTTCCAGCGGACTTAAAGGATTTGTGGACACGATTCCAACAAATGCGTGTACAGATAATACAAGAACAAAAAGTTGCGAGGGCAATTAAAGAAAAAGAAGATGCAATCAAGGCCGCCAAACGCAAAAAAAGAATGGAAAATCTTACATTAGAAATTTCATTTATTGTTGGAATAATAATGATTTTTGTCGTAATGGGTGCTTTGTTCACATGGATACATTATGACAAGAAAAAGAGATGGCCAGAATTGGAACAAAAGACATATCAACAAGAGTTAGAAAGAGAAAAGCAATTAAGGAACGAAAGAATTTTACAAGCAATCAAATATCTTGATGAAAAAAATCAAGAACAAAACAAAAAACTAATAACACCAGATGAAAAAAAATAAGTACACATTTTTGGAATGGGTATTTGATAATGTTGGTCTTGGTAAATTTATTTTATTCTTTTACGTATTCATTTTATTAGTCGGATCAGGACTATTGACTTTTGTTTGGTGGTATACCAAAGACTACAGATGAAAAATAAATTACTTTTTACATTGTTGACAACCAGTGCAACGTTGATGGTTACTCATCCGACCATCAATATAAATTTTATGCCGGATGCTATCATATATACAAAAGCATCTTCAATTAACGATAAGAATTATTGTCAATTGGAAAAGAGTTTTACGAATGAAAAGGGATTACAAGTCTGTGAATACAAATGTTTGGTTACCACCAGTCAAAAAGGTGAAAAGAAATCCATATACACAACCTCATTTAATAATGCTAGAGCTTGTAAACCACAAATTGAATCACCATGATTCAAAACTTTGATGAGGTGTTTGATTGTTATACAAAATTTTTACTTATTTGTTATTTTTCACCATACTTTTTAATCAACAAGTTGTCTCAGCAAAACCTATCACCGCAAAATCCTGGTTGATATCAGATATGCGGGGTAATATTATTGATGGTGAAAATATTGATGTTGTCAGACCAATTGCTAGTATAACAAAACTATTGACTGTCATGGTTGTTTTAGATGCAAACCAAAATGTTGATGAAAAAATAACAATGACAACAAAATTGGCCGACAAGTTACCAAGAAACAATCAAAAATTAACTAGGTTGGAATTAATAAACCTAACAATAACAGCCAGTGACAATAGAGCTGCACTAACTCTTTGTGAACATTATCCTGGTGGATTGGTTGAATGTGTACAAGCAATGAACCAAAAAATTAGAAGTTTGGAAATGACAAATACAGTTGTGTATGAACCAACCGGATTAGATGCACGAAATGTTAGTACTGCAAGACAATTAATTAAACTTACAAGAGAAGCAAGTTTCTATGGCAACATCAGATACGCTAGCCGTAAGTCTGAAATAAAAATACAAATTAAAAATAAGTGGTTTATTTTTCGTAATACCAATCCATTGATTGGCACTCACCAAAATATTGTTGTCAGTAAAACAGGATACATTAGTGCATCTGGTGGATGCATAACATTATTCTTGGACACTAATATTGGGAATAGGATTGTTGTTGTTCTTGGTAGTAAGAATACAAGAACTAGAATTCCTGAGGCAGAATTCCTATCTAATATGTATAGAGAGTAATTGGTTGCGGGCCACGGAGTCGAACCGGAACTGAGGATTATGAGCCCACTGTGATACCATTTCACCAACCCGCTATAATATTTATTCGAAAAATTCAGGTTTCATAATAACGTTTTTATCGAATTCACGCCTAGTGCGTTTAAGATTATCTTCTAAGATTCTATCGAATTCTTCATCTTCAGCCATTGCATCATCTATTTCTTTTGGTGATGGCTTGCGGAAGATTGCATCAAAGTTATCACCAAATGTTTCTTGTGAAACACTAAATGGTCTTGGGTTAGAACCTTTACCACCATCAGACATTTTATTCTCCGTATACGAAAACTACGCCATCAATTTTGGCAACATAGTAGTCGCCGGATTTCATTGCAGCATTCCAATCCAAAAGAACAATATCACCAACAGAAACTTCATCAACATCAGGACCGATGGCCATAACTTCAGCTCTATCTGGTTCACCTGAATGTTTGAGGATAATTCCAGAATCTGTTTGTTTGGAACCTTCAATGCGTTTAATAACAATTTTATCTGCAAGTGGTGTAATATTCATAATGTCCTCAAAAATAAATGGAGCGGTCTACTGCTTTGCTC